ATGCTGCGGTGTTCAACAGCGACAGTGTGCCGTTGCCGTTTACTGAGCGGATTGCGCCTGGTGCGTTCAAGCGTTCTTTGCAGTCGCGCAATGAGGTCAAGTTGTTGTGGAATCACGATGCTGGTGAGCCTTTGGCTTCGGTTCGTGGCGGCACTCTAAGACTTACTTAGGATGCTAGGGGTCTAAAGGTGGAAGCAAATTTGGCTAACACTACTCGTGGTCGTGATGTTGCCGAACTAATTCGGTCAAAAGTCATAGATTCTATGAGCTTTGGTTTCTCGGTGATCAAGGATTCTTGGTCGGGCGATGGCAACATGAGAACCCTTGAGGCTGTCAGACTTTTCGAAGTTTCAATTGTTAGTAGCCCCGCATATGAGGGAACTGCTGGCACTGTCGCAGTCAGATCAACCGCTGGCATTGATGCCGATCAGTTGGCTGATGCGTTGATGCGTTTGGAGTCTGGTGAAGAACTAGATGCTACTCACGCAACCTTGATTACGGATGTGGTTGCTAAACTTACTAAGACCGAAGAAGTGCAAGAAGTTCAGGGCGACATCCTCGCTTTGAAGAAAAAGAAACTAGACCTGCTACTAAAGGAAATGTAATGGCTACTAAAGAAGAACTTGAAATCGCAATCCGTGTTATCAACGAGTTTGCAGGAGAACCTATTATTGGTGTTGTTGCCGAGTTGGTTCGTGACCTGAAGAATAGTTCAGCCTCGGTCAAAGAAATCCGAGTGACTGAATCAAAAGAAACGCGCTAACACTCAAGCCGTTCTCCCCCACCGGTTACTCCCTTTCCCGGTGGGGGTTTCTTTTTAGCCTGTAAACTTTTATTAGGTTCAGCGTTAGCGCGGCCATTCTGTTCTGTGTTATTCACGGCAGGTTTCCCTAATCCCTAAAACTGAAAGAAGACAAAAATGTCTGAATTTATCAAGGGTCAGGCAGAAGTTCGCAACAACCTAGTTGCACAGATGCGCGAAGTCTTGGACATCGCTGAGTCTGAGAAGCGTGGACTAACTGCTGAAGACCTACAAAAGATTGACCGCATCGAAGCTGACATTGAACAGCGCGATGCTGCTATTGCAACCGCTCAGAAGGTCGCACAGCGTTCGGCTGAGGCTGAGGCTGCTGCTGGCTCATTCGCACCAGAGGTAGCACCTGCTTCTTCTGAGGCTGATGTTCTTCGTGCAATTGCTCGTGGCGAAGTTCGTTCACACGAGTTCTTCCGCGAAACCCGCGCACCATTGACTCCTAGTTCGAACACCGTTCCAACGGCCTTTTATGACCAGGTGTTCCAGATTGCAACCCTAGTCGGGCCGATCCTAACCACCTCAGAGGTGTTCAACACTGCATCGGGCGAGAACCTAATTCTCCCAACCGTTACTGCACTCAGCACTTCTGGTTCAGTTGCGACTGCTGGAACTATCGCAGAGTCGAACCCAACCTTCTCGTCAATCACTCTCGGGGCAATCAAATATGGCGCAATCGTCAATTTGGCCAACGAATTGGTGACCGATGCAGGCTTCGACATCACCGGTTATGTTGCACAGCAGCTCGGAACTTCACTGGGTATTCAGAACAACACTGCACTGACTGACAAGTTGGTTGCTGCTGCTGGTTCTGTTGTGACTGGTGGCACATCAGTTTCTGGTGCGTTCACTTACGAGAACCTAATTGACCTCGTTTACGGCATCGCAGATGGCGCACGAGTTCTTCCAGGACTCGGCTTCATGATGGCTAAGAGCGGTATCGCTGCTGCTCGTAAGCTCAAGGATGGCGCAGGTAACTACATCTGGCTAGACAACGCATTCAACGGTCAGCCTGCTCAGTTGCTTGGTTACTCGGTTTACGAGAACCCTGCTGTTCCTGCTGTTGCTGTTGGTGCGAAGTCGGTTCTATTCGGACACCTTCCATCGTTCAAGGCTCGTGTTGCTGGCGGAGTTCAGGTTGCATCGTCAACCGACTTCAACTTCAACACCGATGTGACCGCATACCGTGGTCTAATCCGTGTTGATGGTGGACTAACCCACGCATCACACATCGGTTTCTTCAAGGGTGGCGCAAGCTAACCTTTAGCCGATAAACAGGCTGAACACCCCCCACAGGCGTAGATGTGGGGGGTGTTCTTTTGTTATGGTTATTACACCTACTACGAAAGGCTTTTCAATGCTCAAAGGTATTGTTTCTTGGTTCAGTAACTCTCCTACTGCACCCACTGGTTACGGCGTTCAGTCGAACCAGGTGTTGAATCGTATGATCCGTGACGGTCTTGATGTTGCAGTGTTGTCGAATTATGGGCGTGAGGGCGTGAACGGCACTTGGGCTTCTGAGCATGGTGTTGTGCCTGAGTATGCTCGTGGTGCTGAACCTTATTCGCAGGATGTCACCCCACTGAACCATCAGAATCATGTAGCTACCGTTGAAAAGAAGAAGGGCAAGTTGCCCAATGTTCTTATCACTCTTTACGATGTGTGGATTTTGCGCGGTGATAGATATGCCGATATAAACATTGCTAGTTGGACACCGATTGACCACAACCCGATTCCGCCTTTGGTGTTGGAGTGGTGCAAGCGACCTAATGTGACACCGATTGCGATGAGTCGTTGGGGTCAGGCGCAGTTGGCTAAGTATGGTGTTGAGTCTGAGTTTGTGCCTCACGCTGTTGAGCCGGTGTTCAAGCCGACCTTCTATGTTGATAACTATCCTGTGCGCGAATACATGGGTTTGACTGATGACAACTTTATTGTTGGTATGAACTTTGCTAACAAAGCTTCGGGTGCGATTCACAGAAAGGCTGTGGCTGAGGCGTTCCTAGCATTCTCAATCTTTGCGAAGGATAAGCCTGATGCTGTGTTGTATTTGCACAGCGACATGTTCGGGTCGTTTGGTGGTTGGAAACTTGACCACCTTTTGACCTCATGCGGTTTGACCAAGGATCAAGTTGTTTTCTGCGATCAGGTTGCTTACCGTTACGGCTATTCGCAGGAACATTTAGCAGCGTTCTATACAGCAATGGATGTTTACCTGGGCATTAGCTATGGTGAGGGTTTTGGTGTTGGCACGATTGAGGCTCAGGCGTGTGGCACACCGGTTATCGTTTCAGACATCTGTGCCAGCACCGAGCTGGTTGGCGATGGTTGGCTAGTTGAATGCCAGCCCTTGTGGGATGAGGGTCAAAGATCTTGGTTTAGTGTGCCGAATATTCCACAGACTGTGGCGGCGTTGCAGGCTGCTTATGACAGACCCCGTGGCAAGTCGCAGAAGGCGATTGAGTTTGCTGAGGATTTCGGTGCTGAGAAGGTTTGGCAGGAGTATTGGCAACCTGTCTTGAAGAAAATTCTCAAGTGATTCCTGTTCTCGGGTTCGCCACCCTCAAGCGTTTTGACCTAGCTGACCGTCTTCTCGCCAGCATCGATTATCCAGTTGAAAATTTAGTCATTGTTGATAACTCTGGTAAAGGCAGTTGGAATCCTGTAAAGCCTGATTGGGCTGTAAACATGTGGGTTATTCGTGTGCCTTTTGGTTTGGGGCTTGTTGGGGCTTGGAATCTGATCATAAAATCCACGCCATACGCACCGTATTGGTTGTTGGTCAATGACGACTGCTGGTTTGCCCCTGAAACGCTTTCTAAGGCTCATAAAACCATTTTGACGGATGCGGTGAACTTTTTTGACTGTGTGCCACATTGGTCAGCCGTAGCGTTCGGTGAGGGCTGTATAGATAAGGTTGGTTTATATGATGAGCGATTTTATCCTCTTTATTTTGACGATAACGATTTGGAACGCCGTATTGATTTTCACGGTATACAAAAGAACTTCATCGATGCGAAGATACATCACGACAACAGTTCGACCCTCAATAGCGGCTTTCAGGCTGAGAACTCTCGCACCTATTCTGCGAATCATCGACTCTTTGAGGCGAAAGTGGCACAAGGCGATTATTCAGAGGGCGCTTGGTCGCTCAGAACACGCAGGGAGAATCGATGGGATTGAGGGTTTACACCGGCGGAACTTTCGATCTGTTTCATGCAGGTCATGTTCGTCTTTTAGCTCGGTGCGCCGAACTGGGTGCTGTGACTGTTGCTCTAAACAGTGACGAGTTCATTCAGGAATACAAGGGCAA